AGTAGCCCTTGAGATGGAGCGCATAATGTGTACCCCACCTGAGTGGGCTAAAGGCATCCCTTTGGGAGTAGAAATAGCAACAATGCAGCGGTACGGCAAATAAAAAAAACCCCCTAGTGTTTAGCTAGGGGGATATCCCTCACGAAAGGAATTTGATGAACTTTTTAGAATATATCACGAACTTAGCGCCAGAGGGTGAAACAGCTCTTATTGTGCGCCAAAAGCCACAGTTAGACGGTAACGGGCTGATGCAAACCCATGCCGATGGCACGATCAAGTGTACTTGGCCTGCCTTTTTGCCTACCGCTAAGACCAAGCCCGACTGGGCAATCTACGGCAATACAGGTTCGTTCATCCTTGACCGCTTTGCCGATGGCAAGGTGTCAGCATCTGCAGCCAACTGTGAGTACGTCCTTGTAATGATGTTAGATGACATCGGCACTAAGTCCAAAGAGCCACCGCTTGCGCCTACTTGGATTATGGAAACGTCCGAAGGTTCGTACCAGTGGGGCTACGCATTTAGTGAGCAGCCATCCAAAGGCGACTTTACCGCAGCGATCAAAGCAATTGCCAAGGCAGGCTACACCGACCCTGGCGCTACCAACGCCGTTCGCAATTTCCGTCTGCCTGGATCAATTAACCTGAAGCCTGGGCGCGGTAATTTTGCATCTGTGCTAACCGAGTTTCACCCAGAGCGTGAGTACACCTTGGCTGACATTTGCACCGCCCTTGACGTGATACCTGACCCAACCGACACCGCCCAAAACAACCCAATTCGCCTTGCTGACACGGGCAAGGACTCGGTAATGACATGGCTTAACGAGCAGGGCTTGGTGCTGTCACCGCCCAACGGCGAGGGCTGGATGGGTGTCGTTTGCCCTAACAACGGTGAGCATACCGATGGCAATATTGAAGGTAGGTATAAACCCCTAGATCGTAGTTACTGCTGTCTGCATGGTCATTGCGTGGATTTTAGTTCGCAAATGTTTCTTGATTGGGTAGCCAACAATGGTGGTCCTGCCGTCGATCATGGCTTGCGTGACGAGCTGATCGCCGAAAAGATGACCTTAGCCCTGTCTAAGATTACACCAAACGAGGTGTACCGTGATACCGCAGCCGAGCTGATCGCTGAGGTTGAGCGTAAGGAACTCGGACGGATTGAGAAGGCCGACTGGTATAACCGCTTTGCGTACATACAGGACGATGAGTCTTATTTTGATATGCAAGACCGCCGCGAGGTTAGCCGCCAGACGTTCAATGCCCTGTTTCGTCACATATCCTGCAAGTCTATTCATACCGGCAGGAAAGTAGAAGCGTCGATCTGCTTTGACGAGAACAGGCAGGCCAATGGTGCTAAGGCGCTGGTTGGCGTTACTTACGCTGCGGGTGAAGATGTGATTGTTACCCGTGACGGTGATCTTTTTGGCAATCGTTGGCGTGACGCCCGCCCTGACGTTCAGAATTTGCGTGATGGTGACATTTCCCTGTGGCTTGACCATTGTCAAGAACTTGTACCCGAACAGGACGAATTAAATCATATCCTTGATGTTATGGCGTTCAAGGTGCAGCACCCTGAAATTAAAGTGAATCACGCGATCCTGCACGCGGGCGATGAGGGTAGTGGCAAGGACACCTTTTGGGCGCCGTTCATTTGGGCGGTTTGCGGCGATCACCTCAAAAATCGCGGCATCATGGATAACAATTCTGTTAATAGTCAATGGGGCTATCAACTTGAATCCGAGATTTTAATTATTAACGAATTGAAAGAGCCTGACGCTGCTACGCGCCGCCAGTTGGCTAACCAATTAAAGCCCATTATCGCTGCACCGCCTGAGATGCTACCGATCAATCGTAAGGGGCTACACCCGTATCAAATGGCTAACCGCCTGTTCGTGTTGGCGTTTAGTAACGATCCAGTACCGATTAGCCTAGCCACGCAGGATCGGCGTTGGTTCTGTGTTTGGTCTACCGCGCCCCGTATGAACAGCAATCGCGCTAAAAAAATGTGGGATTGGTACAGGTTGGGCGGGTTTGGTATGATCGCTCGCTTCTTACGCGCGCGTGATGTTTCCCAATTTAACCCTAGCGCGCCCCCGATGTGGACTGAATTTAAAGCGAACTTGGTAGAACATGGCATGAGCATGGCAGAAAGCTACCTTGTGGAGATGCTTAAAAACCGCGTGGGGGACTTTTCGCGGGGGGTGATAGGCTCACCCTTTCACGCGCTCTGTGATCGCCTTGCGGGGGCTGCGCCTAGCGGCGTGAAAGTACCACAAGCGGCCTTGCTGCACGCCCTGAAGGAAGCGGGCTGGGTTGATTGCGGGCGGCTTATGTCAAGGGATTACACCAGTAAAAAGCATATTTTCTGTGCGCCTGAGATGGGCGATACACCGAAAAGCGAACTACGCCGCATGGTAGAGGAGAACCCGCCGCCCAAGATGGTGCTAGTCAAGTAATAAAAAAGCCCCTTAATCGGGGCTTTTTAGTAAGTATGGCGGGGTTATAAATCAAATATAAGAGCTAACAAGGCCACGACCGCGATAGTAATGACAGCGATTAACATGGTTCGCCCCTTTGATCTTGCCAGTCTGCTAAATCGTCGGCGGCCTGATACTCATCGCCGTTCACTTGTTCAACGTGGGCGGGCTGACCGGTGACGTGCTGATAGATTAGGGCGTGTTTTAAGGCCGTGGCGGCGTTATCGTGGGCGCTGATAAACGTATTGTTTACGCTGAAAACTTGGTAAGTGTTCATTATTCGCCCCCTTCGTACGCGGTCAAATCTTCCTCAATCCACGCCATAGCGGAGCAAATATCGCTCCATTCCTCATCGTATTGTGGTTCTTGCCCTTCAGGTATGCAGTTTTCTCGATAACCTTCAAGGGCGCGCCATATGGCCTCAAGTTGGCTATTTATATCGTTGCGGGTTACTGTTAATGAGTTCATCTTTATGCCTTTTCGATTGTGCCGCCGGTTTGACGGGCGAAAGTGGTTGCATTGGCGCGGTTAGTGAAGCGGCGGTAAGCATAGGATTCAACGCCGCCAAGATACGTTTTATAGGTGACTGTATACATGGTTTATATTTCCTCGCTTGAATATTTGGATTCAGTTTGAAATTCGACGCTATCAATTTGCCAGTCTAATTCCGGCAGATCGTCCCAGTCATATTCCTGATCGCCCATTGTGATTAGGGCGATGGCGTCCGATTCGCTACCGGCTTCAATATACAATTCTTCGTAGCTAGTGCGTTTAGCTATCACGCGATATAGTTTTGTCATAGTTTATTCCTCTATCTTAAGTAAAATTTTCAAGTGGTTTTCTAAATAATTCAGTTTGCTTATTTGCTCATCTACAAAATCCCGCATATTGTCAAATTCGTTGAACCCCTCTAATTTGATGCCTTTTAAATAAGTGTTTTTATCCAAATCCACTAAATCAAAGTAAACCTCTTGGATTGTTGCAAGTAAGTTAGTTTCTACGCTCATAATTAGCCCCTTAAAAGTTAAAAGCAATAAATGCGCCGAGAATTGCGCCAAAGATACACGCGCCGAGAATGTCCCATTTTGTAGGTTGCTTCATTGTTGGCCGCCTTTGATAGCTAATACAAAATGGCCGCAGCAGTTATAAACCTCATAACCCTGAAACCCATTTTCTGAATAGTCATAAATACGATCATTCCCGCCCAAAACGAACCATGCGCCCTGAATACCTAATTTATTCTCATGGTTATAACCTTGATCGGGCGCGCTTACTGGTCTAAACCCTTGATCGTTACAAGGCATAACACAATCCACCATACCATCAAAATTAGATAAATTTTTGATATACAAGGCGGGGTTTTTACGAATAAAACTTTTAATCGTGGCCATTGTTGGGTTGGCCTTGATCGTGACGGGTACTAATTCAGTGCCGCCGGTTCGCGGGTTAAGGTTTAAAACATAGGGTTTGCCGTCAATCATAGAGCGATAATCGGCGGGTTTTTTTGCGTATTCGCGTTTTGTCATAGTTAGCATTTTGTTTACTTTCGTTTAGATTAGATTAGTAAGTTGCCGGTGATTAAGCGCACCGGCCACGCTATCCACTACGATTCTTTAAGCGGCTACGGGTTCGGCGGCTGGTTGGGCTGCTAGATCGCTAACCAGTTCGGCGGGGAATAACGCGCCAGTAGAGCCAACAGAATCACGCATTGGCATAACTACGCCCGCGAACCCATCAACGCAATTCAGTAACACTAAGGCCGCGCCATCGCCGTTATGATGTAAACGCAAGCGATTACCGACGCGCAATTTATTACCGGCCAACAAGTTGCCGCATTTTTCGAACTGGTTTAAGTATTCGAGATTAAAACCAGCAGCCACGCCGCTTGTGCCGGCGGTTTGTATTGGGTGAACTACGCGGCGAAAATCGGGATACTTAGATTCGCATGGCGTGAACTTGATCGTGGCCGCGCCGGTATCAATAGCCCAATGGGTTTCCGTTACTTGTGAAAAGGTCAAAACGCCGCATTTTTTGGGTAATGATTCGATGGCGTCGCGTGGAATTGTGATCGAACCGGCACCGCGATTGTCAGGCGCGGCGGCCTGAAAAATACCTAACTTGTGGCCGTCGCAAGCGATTACGCGGGTGAGTTCGCTATTCCATTCGATGTTTAAACCATTTAAATAGTAGCGAATATCCTTTTTACCAGCCAATAAAAGCATGGCATCAAGGGTTGATTGTGATATGTGGAATTGATTTTGCATGATTGTTTACCTTAGATTAGTGTATTAAATTAAAACTTAACGCTATAAATTTCAAAGGCGTGCGTGTATAAAATGTCGGCATAGGGTAATTCGCTACTCTCAATCTTATCCAATAGCGCGGTAAAATCGGCCTTAGATTCGCACCGGTCAATAGCGTTATCGAGATAAGCATAGGCCTGATTGAGTTCGTTTACGTAGTTCATTTTGATTCCTTCAGTTTAGTTTAGTGGATTAAAACGGCGGGTTTAGTGCCGTTATGTAAGAGATTAAAAGATTGTTTTACACTTGTCAATAGGTTTAGTGAAATAAATTTGGGGCGTGTTGTTTTTTGGTGTGTTAGTTATGGGATAGCAAAATGTTAGTTATGAATTGGGGCGTGATGACTAACGGAATGGGCTATATGGAATATAGAATTTTGCTTAATGTTAGTCATGTAGTCATTTAAAAAAGGTAATTAAGGTAATAAAATAAAAGACTGTATATATATACAGTAATGTTACAAGGTGGCGATGTGCGTAGTCAAACTACATGACTTACAAATCCTGCTTTCGCGCCCGCGCCGCCAGTTCAAACCAAAAAGCAAAATGCTATTTGTCAGTCATGTTAGTCATGTAAAAACTAATGACTGACATGACTAACAACATGGCCGCGCCCGCCAGCAAAAAGGAAAACGCCAGCGCTTGCGTAGTCATGACTACATGACTAACAAGCTCACACCATGAGCTACTAGGTATAAACCCTAAGCCTGAAAGCATGGGGGGGGTAGGGCCTTGGCGCCTGGCCATGTGTCAGGGTAGGTTTCGCAAACAATTTTTATTTTTTTAGCGAATTTGCAAACAGCCTTAGTTTTGATACACTCACGCTATGACATTCCTCAGCTTCCCTTACGCACCCCGTACGTTGCAAGCCACAGAATCAAGGCTCAAAGCAATCATGGACGCCGCGCGTCTTGGACTTAAAGGCGACAGGCTTGCCATCGCCGCAGGCATGATGCCCACCGAGTACCGGCAACTGTGCCAGTTCGACCCCATCGTGGAGTACGCCGAACTTAAAGCCAGAACAGAGTCCGAGATGCAGATGAGCCAAGTGCTACACAGCGCAGCCTTAGAAGGCGACGTAAAAGCAGCCACCACCATTTTGCAAAACCAACACGACTGGGTAGCCAAACAGCAGATCAACGTCGAGATCGACCAGCGCATCTCTATCAACCAAGCGCTCGAGATGGCGCAGTCGCGCACAGCCAAGGCTATACAAATGGAAGCTGAAGAAGTGAGCTACACCGAACTTAAACAGACCAAAGAAAAGCAAAAAGCCGCCTAATGCAAGAACCCCGCTATTCCGCGCAAGACGAGATGGAACTCATGGCGCGGTTGTGGGCGCCAGCCATCAAAGACAACCCACTAGCGTTCGTGATGTTTGCGTTCCCGTGGGGCGAACCTGGCACACCGCTAGAACACTTCACTGGGCCACGCAAGTGGCAACGGCAAGTCTTGCAAGACCTAGCCAAACACATCAAAAAGAACGACGGGCAGGTTGACTTTGACGTATTGCGCCTAGCAATTGCGTCAGGCCGCGGTATCGGCAAGTCAGCCTTGGTTAGCTGGTTAGTGCTATGGATGATGACCACCCG